CCGAAGCTGATTCGGAGGGCGAAGAAAAAACAGTACATTGCTGTCATCATCGACCCGATTTACAAGGTCATCACCGGCGATGAAAACAGTGCTGACCAGATGGCACATTTCTGCAACCAGTTTGACAAGGTGTGCACGCAGCTGGGCTGTGCGGTGATTTATTGCCACCACCACAGCAAGGGTGCTCAGGGCGGCAAACGCAGCATGGATAGAGCGTCCGGTTCGGGGGTGTTTGCCCGTGACCCCGATGCCCTGCTTGACCTGACAGAACTGGAACTCTCCGAGGACATCCGCAAGCAGGAAACCAACACGGCGATCTGTGATGCATGCGTGGAGCAGCTGCGGTGGCATGCTCCGGCAGTGTTGGCGGATGCCTCGCCGGATGCCCTGTTGAGCCATGTGGAAGCCCTGAAACTGTGTCAGGACAATCTGCCGCCAGCCGTCTATGAAGCGTTTCTCAGCGAGATAGAAACCATCAAACGGACAGTGCGACAGCGGACGGCGTGGCGGCTGGATGGTACGCTGCGAGAGTTCCCGAAGTTCGAGCCGAAGAATCTGTGGTTTCGGTATCCGGTACACGTGGAAGATACCACTGGCGTGCTGAAAGATTTGCAGTCAGAAAGCGAGATGCATCCGTATCAACGTGGAAATCAGAAACGGGGCAAAAAGACAAAGGAAACCTATGCCGCACAGAAAGCCGATAAGAAGGCGGCTCTACTGAATGCATTTCACGCCTGCAATCTGGATGGTGTGGTGACGGTGGATGACATGGCGGAATATTTGGGCATTAGTGAAAAAACGGTTCGCCGCCGTGTCAAAGATTGCGAAGAATTGATTATTGAAAATAACAGCATTCAGCTGTCAAAAATGGAAAAGAATGGTGGGACAAAATGAGGGACAACAGTGTATATATATATATATTTGTCCTTGTCCCCTGTATGACCGTCAATGACAACAAGGAACAAGAGTGCGAATGCACGGCACTCTTGTAACCCTTGTCGTCTGACATTGACAAACGCAAACGAAAAAACAAAAATGGAGGAAACAATATGACGACTTTTTTTATGCCCATGATACCGCCAACCAGTACGCACCAACAGCAAGGACACACCGTTGACAAGCACGGCGTGCATCACTTCTACAAGCGGAACAACGGCGAGGCGGAAGCAAAGCTGGCAGCACACTTGATGAAGCACATCCCTGAACAGCCGTATCATGGTGCTGTGCAGGTCATTGTGAAGTGGTGCTATCCGAGAAAGGCAAAACATCAGGACGGCGAACCGTACACCAACAAGCCGGATGTGGACAACCTCTGCAAGGCGTTGTTCGACATCATGACCAAGCTGCACTACTGGGGCGATGACAAGCAAATCTACAGTGCAGTGGTGGAAAAGTACTGGGCGGATGTTCCAGGCGTGTTTGTACAGATCACGGAGGCGGAAAAGGAGGAATTAAAATGAACGATATCGAAAAGAAAATAGAAGCCCTGAAAGCGGAATTTTTTGGGAAACTGGAAGCGTTGCGAAAAGAAGCAGAGGCACAGAAGAAACAGGAAGAGCCGAAGCCGTGGAAGCCGGAGGTTGGAGAAAAATACTTTGTAGCAGTTGAAGACGGTGCCGACGTTGTTCAGTATTGTGAGGACAGTATCGACGAATTTAACATTCGATTCGGCAACTGTTTCCGCACGAAAGAACGTGCCGAACAAGTTGCAAGGAAAATACGGTTATTGTTACGGCTTGAGCAGCTGCATGATATGCTCTGTCCGGACTATGTGCCGGATTTTGGAAGCGGAGAAGCAACGTATTGCCTTTATTATGATTACAGTAGCAGCCACTGGGCTGCTGAAGGTTGGTATGATTGCAATTGTCGCGTTAATGGTCCTTATTTCGACACCCTCGAAAACGCTGAAAAAGCAGCGGAAATCCTAAACAAAGAGAAGAGATGAGGGAATCCAAATGAAGAACCCAGCCTTACAGCGAAAAAACCTGTACAACAAGGATGAGGTCGAGTATAGTCACAAAATGGCTATCTATCAGGGCATGGCAATGGTATTCGTTGCGTTGGAGTGGCACTATGGCTGGAGAGAGAAACGGTTGCAACGGCTGTTTGACAACGTGCAGTCCATCGCTGAGATACCGCCGATTTTTGGCAAGTCGCCAGACGTGTTGGAACAGATGCAACATTTTAAGCAGGATTATCAGATTGACTTCACAAAGATTCGACTGAAAACAAAGGAGAAATGAGGATGACAAAAGAAGACCTGAAACAATGCAACGCAAAATGGAAAGAACTGCATCAAATCGAAACGCTGGTGCAAACACTTCGAGCGGATGCACGCAGCACAAAGGCGGTTTGTTATAACCATGAGCCAAAGAGCAAGGGAGAGGCAACCGCAGCGGTACAGACATATGTGGAACGTCTGGAAGAACTGTCAAACCGGTATGAACAAGTAAAAGAGAATCTGATGAAAGATGTCCAGCGAGTAGAACAAGGAATCGCTGAACTGCCACCGGATTTACGAGTATTGATGCGGTATCGGTACATCATGGGCTTTAGCTGGGAGAAAATCGCAGAAACAATGCATATTTCTGTTGGGACGTTTCATAACTGGCATAGAAAAGCGTTGACTTTATTAAAATTGAATTGAATTGAAATGTCAACCTGTGCTATAATGGTAATATCGAAAAATGAAATCCGGATGGGAGAACTTCCTGTCCGGATTTTTTATACCTGAAAAACGGAGGGAGGGAGATGAAACAAAATGAAACAAAAACAGAACGTAACATCATAGATGCACGCATGGCAATTGCCGCGGAATTGCTTGCAAATCCGGACTTCTCCGGCACGAAAGAAGAGATTGCAAGAGAAGCCGGTGTTTCACGGGCTACGCTCTACCGCTGGCTGAGGAATCCGGACTTTGTTGCTCTGGTGAATCAGCTGGTTGCTCAGTATGCGGACGCAGAACTTGCAATGGTCTGGAAATCGCTCTGCAAGCAGATTCAAGCCGGAAACCTACAGGCAATCCGCTTATACTTTGAATTGCGAGAACGTGGCAAACAGACCGCAGCCAATCAGTTGCAAGACCAAACATCCAAACTTTATGAAACATTAGGAGCAGACGATGAAACCAATTACGAAACTTTCGCCGAAGCAGAAACTGGTGCTGAAATGGGCACATCTGACCAAGTTCAAAAATCGGAAAGCAATCATCTGTGACGGGTCAGTGCGTTCCGGCAAAACCGTTTCTATGATTCTGGGCTTTGTACATTGGGCGATGCGATTTTTTGACGGGAAAAATTTCGGAATCTGCGGAAAGACCATCAGCAGCACAGAACGCAATATCATCCTGCCGCTGCTGAATATGCCGGACATTACCGACTATTATTCTTTACAATACATCCGTGGGGAAAATAAGCGAATTATCATCCGAAGCGGAAGCCACACCAATACATTCTTCATCTTCGGCGGCAAAGACGAAAGCAGTTATACACTGGTACAGGGCATCACATTAAGTGGTGTCCTTTTTGATGAAGTGGCATTGATGCCGAAGTCCTTTGTGGATCAGGCAGTTGCAAGAACGCTGTCAGAGCCAGAAGCCCGATATTGGTTCAACTGCAATCCGGAATCGGCGGAACATTGGTTCTATAAAGAGTGGATTTGCAACACCCGTCAGAAAAAGGCGTTGCACTTACATTTCACGATGCAGGACAACCCCATTCTGTCGCCAGAGCAAATTGCAGATGCAGAACGGTTGTATACCGGAGTCTTTTATAATCGCTATATCAAAGGGCTGTGGTGCGTTGCGGAAGGGCTGATTTACCCGATGTTTGACAAGGCGGTGCATGTTAAATCTTTGCCGCATCCGCAGGGGGAATGGTATGTTTCTGTTGACTACGGCACACTGAACGCCTTTTCTGCGGGGCTGTGGTGCTATGATGGAACAACTGCCTATCGGGTCGCTGAGTATTATTACAGTGGCAGAGAACAAAAGCGACAGCGTACCAACACCCAATATTTGCAGAGCATTCAGCAGTTGACCGCTGGGAAGTCCATTTCGGCAGTCATTGTTGACCCGTCCGCTGCCAGCTTTATTGCAGAACTGCGGCAGGCAGGCTTTTTGGTGCGAAAAGGAAAAAATGATGTGGTCGAGGGCATCCGGCGAACGGCGGCTGCTCTGGAACAAGGAAAGCTGCTGTTTTCTCCGGATTGCAAAAACAGCTTTCGGGAGTTCGCCCTTTATCGCTGGGACGAATCCAGCAGCCAAGACCGCCCTATTAAAGAAAATGACCATGCCATGGATGACATCCGTTATTTTGTATCCACCATCCTGCGAGAGCAGCCAAAACCAACCAGAGTTGGAAAATTTTAACCGGAAAGAAGGAACATGATGTATCGGCGACCTTTTTACTACATCCAGTCCCCTGATGAACCAATGACCATCGAAAAGCTGCAATACTGGTTACAGCAACACACAGTGGACTGCAAACGGCTGCAATATCTGAAAGATTTGTACGAGGGACGGCATCCCATTCAGCTGCAGCCAAAGAAAGAACCGTGGAAACCGGACAACCGCATTATCTGCAACTTTGCAAAATACATTGTCGATACCTTCAACGGCTATTTTATCGGGATTCCTGTCAAAACCATGCACCCAGATGCAGCCGTTGCAGAAACATTGGAAGCCATTCAGCAGTACAACGACCAAGACGACAACAACTATGAACTTGCAAAATATTGCAGCATTTACGGGAACGGGTTTGAATTGCTTTACACAGACGAAACCGCCCACATTTGCACAACCTATCTTTCCCCGCTGGAATGCTTTGTTGTCTATGATGATTCCGTTGCAAGAAAACCTTTGTACGGGGTGCGATACTACCGGACAACAGATAACGCCCTGATTGGCAGCATTTACAGCCAAACGGAAGAAATTCCGTTCTCAGATGCAGGGGACGGACTGCGGTTTGATGACCCGAAGCCGCATTACTTCGGCGGCGTTCCGCTGATTGAATATATTGAAAATGAAGAGCGGCAGGGAGCATTTGAACAGGTGGAAAGTGCTATCACGGCGTATGAAAAGGCAATCTCAGAAAAAGCCAACGATGTGGATTACTTTGCGGATGCGTATTTGCTGCTGATGGGGCTGCAGGTGGACGAAGAAAATCTGCATACCATTCGCAGCGACCGTGTGATTCATGTGCCGCCGATGGATGCGGACGATATTAACGCCATTCGGGTCGAATTCCTGCAAAAGCCTGCTGCGGATGCCACGCAGGAAAATTTGCTGAATCGGCTGGAAGACCAGATTTTTGCACAGTCCATGGTTGCAAATATTTCGGATGAAAGCTTCGGCAGCAGCTCCGGGACAGCCCTTGCGTACAAGTTGCAGCCGATGAAAAATCAGGCAGCAAACAAGGCACGGAAATTTTCTTCCGGCATGAATCAACGCTGGAAACTGATTGCAAGCCATCCGGCAACGAAAATGGCAGCGGATGCGTATCTGGGTATCACCTATCAATTCACGCAAAATGCACCAAAGAACCTGCTCGAAGAGGTACAGACCGCCGCTCAAATGGCAGGTGTGACTTCCAAAGAGACGCAGCTTTCTGTCATTTCTGCTGTCGATGACCCAAAGAAAGAACTGGAGAAAATCGACTTGGAGAACGGCGGTGAGGCGGTGGATACGTTGCAGGCAGAGCGGGTGACAGGCGATGCAGAGTGACACCTACTGGAGCAAGCGGCTGCAAGAATTGGATGTATCTTTAAGCAAAGATGAAAAGCAGCTCTTCTCGGAGTTGTCGAAATACTATGAACAGGAATATGCAGCACTGGACAAAGAAATCGCAGCGTACTATGCCAAATATGGCGAAGAAAATGTGATTGCATTCCGCACATTGCTGCTAGAATTACCGGATGCAGACAAGCAACTGCTGCTGCAAAACATGGATGAATTTGCAAAGCAATATCCAGAGTTTGCCGACCTGCTCCCTGTTCGGGAGAGCATTTACAAACTGAACCGCTTGGAAGGATTGCAAACTTCTATCGTATTGCAGCAATTAAAAATCGGAGCGATTGAGCAATCCAAATTTCGAGAACACTTTGAGAAACAGGCGTTGAAATATGCAAACTATGCAGCGGAACAGTTGGGATTCGGGACGAATTTTTACCGGATTGACAGCGAGATGCTGCAAGTTGTGATTGGGAATCCTTGGTGCAATGGCAAAGATTTTTCTGAGCGAATCTGGGCAAACCGAGAAGCCTTAGCACAGACTTTACAAAACGAGATTGCAAACGGTCTGATTCGTGGCGAAGATTACAAAACCATGGCACGAGTTTTGCATCAGAAGTTTGAAAATACATCGCAGAAGCAAGCAGAACGGCTGGTTTTTACAGAAGATACCTACTTATCCAATGAAGCGAAAATTCGACCATTTGAACGGAATGCAGCTTATACGCATTATGAATATCTCTGCGTAGAAGACCATCGAACCTGTGAAACTTGTCGAGCATTGAGTGGACAGACTTTCAAAATCAGCAAACGGAACGCTGGCTTGAATTTTCCACCCATGCACCCGTGGTGCAGATGCACCGTTATGCCGGTGGTGGAGGATTTGGAGACGATAAAGGGACGGTTGAACGCCGATTCTGGAAGTGGAAAATCAGATGCAATTTTATTGACAGATACGCAGAAAGATGGTATAATAAAAACAAAACAGAAAAAATACAAATCGAAATACAGTGCTGACGAACGTGCAGAACGTTCCAAAAAAGCAAAAGAAGTTATCGAACGAGTGCTTTCTGCTCTTCATTTTGATGAAAATGGAAAGATTCTTGATGAAGTCGTTTATACCGCTTCTGGGGAAGAAGTCAAAATCGTTGAGAAAACGACCTTGCAGGATAAACCAAATTCTATTACGCAAATTGTGAATGCAAAAGGCGGCGTTAATCGAAATTATTATGATGAAAACGGAAATCAGTTTTTGCAGATCAGTAATAATGGGCATGGGCATCCAGTTGAAGAAGATCTTGGGGAATTTGGAGAACATGCACACAACTATTATTTTGATGAAAATAATAAGCTGAAAAGAACTGATGCAAGGGAACTTACAGAAGAAGAAAGAAAAAGGAATGACGATATGCTATGAAAAGTTTAGAAGAAGCAAAATATCTGTTAAGAGAAAGCTTTGCGTTTGAATTTGAATATGCAGGAAAAGATGGCGATGTTGATTTCTGTACGAACAGAGAAAGTGGAAAAGATAATTATCACATTCGATATGGAACTGATAATTATGATCTAAGTACAGAAGATGAAGTTTTCATATTCCCATTTATAGACGGAAAATCTTTGTCTGAAATATATGCAGATGTTGAGATTCAACCATGTTAAATTAGTTTCAAAGAACACTGAATATACACAAAAAAGCATCCGAAAGGGTGCTTTTTTCATACCCAAAATTCAGAAAGGAGCAACGATGCAACTTTTATTTTTCCATGCGAACTACTGCCCGCCCTGCAAGCAAATGCAGCCGGTGGCAGAGCAATATGCAGCCCAGACCGGCATTCCGTTGTACACCTTCCGATCAGATGATGTGTACGGCGGAAATGCCATGGCACGGCAGCACCATGTGAAACGCCTTCCCTGCTTGATTCTTCTGGATGATGATGGCAGAGAACAGGCTAGAACCGAAGCCGTCCAAACGCTGGAAGGGTTGCGGAAGGTATTTGAAAGGAGTGAATCATAATGGCAGACAGTACAGAACAGGTTACAACAACCGAAACGCCTGTTACGCCGACAGAACCGGCAACGGAGCCTTCTACTTTGACCGCAGAAGCGGTTTCGCAGATGATTGCGGAAGCGTTCCAAGGCTTTGAACAGCGGCAGTCAGAAGCAAAGAAACTATCAGAAATGACCGACCAGCAGCGAGCAGAAACGGAGCGGGATTCCTACAAGCAGCAGCTCCATGCCCTGCAAAAGCAGGTGGAAGCGGCACAAATGCAGAAAACCGCACGGGAAATGCTATCCGAAAAAGGCATTCATTTGCCGGATTCTCTAGTAGCGGCTGTGGTTGCAGAGGACGCAAAGACCACCAAAACACAGGTGGAAGCCTTTGCAACGCTGTTTACAGAAGCGGTAGAAAACGCCGTCAAGGAACGCCTCAAAGGCGAACCACCCAAGACCGGAACATCAGGACGCATGACGAAAGAACAAATTTTCGCCATTCCCGATGAAGGAAAACGGTTACAGGCGATTCGGGACAACATGAATTTATTTGAGTAAAGGAGTTAATTTATTATGGCAGTACAAGCAAATACCAATTTGACCACAGATTTTGCTAAGGCACAGTCGATTGATTTTACCAATCGATTTGTGGATGGCATTCAGAAATTGCAGGAGCTTCTGGGCATCACCAGACGCACGGCAATGGCGAACGGTTCTATCATCAAAGTATACAAAAACAAGGTAACCATGGCAAATGGAGACGTTGCAGAAGGCGACTTGATTCCGCTGTCCAAGGTGGAAGTAGAGCCGGCAAATACCTATGAACTGGCTTACAAGAAGTACCGGAAGGCAGTAACGCTGGAAGCCATCCAACGCAGTGGCTTTGACCTTGCGGTTTCGCAGGCAGACAATGAGTTGTTGAAACAGATTCAGAGCAACATTCGCTCCGCTTTGGTGACATTTTTGGCAACCGGTACAGGCACTGCAACCGGCACTGGCTTTCAAGCCGCCGTAGCAGATGCTTGGGGAAAGTTGCAGGTACTCTTTGAGAACGATGCAACCGATGGCGTGATTGTGATTGCAAATCCGCAGGATATTTCAAAATATCTTGGGGAGCAGACCAACATTACCACGCAGACTGCTTTTGGCATGACGTATTTTCAGACCTTCTTGGATGTCAAAGTCATGTCTAACTCCAGTGTTCCGGCAGGAACATTCTATGCAACCGTTGCCGATAACCTGAATCTGGCATATCCGGCAATCTCCGGTGGGGAAATCAACAAGGCATTCAGCTTTACAACAGATGCAACGGGACTGGTTGGCATTACCCACACCGCAGATTATACGCGTGCAAACTATGAGACCACGATTTTAACGGGGTCTGTACTGTTTGCAGAACGGCTGGATGGTGTCATTGTTGGCACGATTGCGACTGGAGCGTAAGCATGACACTGCTGGAGCGGGTACAGATTCGCTTGCAGGATGAACCGAAAGCGGAGAACACACCGCAACTGCTGGAACTTTGCGATATTGCAAGCTTGCGAATCTGCTTGCGAGTACGAGAAGCAACGCTGCCGGAAATGTTAGAACCGATTGCAGCGGAAGTCGTTGTCAAACTGTTTCGACGTTGGAACTATGAAGGTATTAGCTCTGAAGGAGCGGATACAATTTCCACTACGTTTGTGGAAGATGTTCTGGCGGAATACGAAGATGAGTTTACCGCTTATCGAGAAACCAAGGCGGCGGAAAACGGCAGCGGCACGGTTCATTTTTTGTGATAGGAGGCAGCAACCATGCACTATTTCCCCATTCATCTCTTAAAAGCCATCCAGACCGGAACAGATATTTTAGGCAATCCTATTACTACATTAAAAGAGCCTTGTGCAGCTTGTACTGAGTATACAGGACGATTCACAGAATGGACGGCAGAGGATGCGGAGCTAGTCGGGCGAGATGTTACCCAAACGCAGCGAAAACTGTTGACAGATGCTCCGCTGGCACGCTGTAAAGAAGCAGATGTGGTGCGTGCTGGTTCGGAAGACTATCGGATTACTTCCATCAAAGATTTGCATGGGCGGTGGCGGATGTTGTATCTGGAACGATGGTATCAAACCCTCCCAGAACGGAGATGCACAACGTGAAAATCAAAATCATTCTAAACGGAACAGAAGAGTTAGTTGCTGCACTGGAGCAAAAATCAAAATCGGATTTCGTTGCAGTTTGTAACCGAACCGTTGGCTTGTTGACACGGGAAGCAACGAGAAACACGCCTGCTGATACAGGAAAGCTGCGGCAGAGCATCCGAACTGAATTGCCGAAAGAATCGGATACTACCATCAATGGAGCGGTCGGCTACACGCTGCACTATGCACCCCATGTAGAATATGGGCATCGGCAGCAGCCGGGACGATTCGTTCCACAGATTGGGAAACGACTGAAAGCCTCCTATGTTCCGGGGCAACGGTTTTTGCAGCGTTCTGTAGAAGCCGTTCGCCCTCAATTTGAACAGATGCTAAAAGATGAGCTAAAGGAGGACTGAGGTCAGAATGATGCTGCGAAAAGCCGGCTTTGCAGAAATTGCTGCTGCCGTACTGCAAAATCTACGGAAAAATACCGGTTATGCTTGTTATGATGCTGTGGAGAAGGACACCCCTTCTCCATTTCTATTTGTAGAGGTGGTCGGAAAACGGGATGCGTCCAGTAAAACGATGTTCAAGGAAATTTTTACCGTACAGATTCATGCAATTGCTACACCGAGCGATGCCAGAACAGAAATTTACAGCATGATACAGTCGGTAGAAGAATCGTTGACGGAATCCCTGACACTGCCGGATGGGATTACACTGGTGCTGCAAACAGAAACTGGCGTGCAATCTCTGCAACAAGACGAAACAAACGAATATCATGCTGTGATTTCCTATGAAATCATGGTGAGCTATGGATTGAAATGTAAGATTTAGGAGGAAATACGATGCCAAGTTATGATAACAATTTTTATTGTGATTTTTCAGAAGATGCGGCAAAAGCCGGGAAGGACATTCTGCTTTGCATCTACAACGCAGACGGTTCTAAGCTGCTTGCAATTTCAGGGCAGCAGAATTTGACCATTAACCGCAGTGCTGACACGGTGGAAGTGTCCAGCAAGGATACGACTGGGGGCTGGAAAAAGCAAATTCCAGGCATGAAAGAATGGTCGATTGACAACGATGGCATTTATATTCTGAATGCAGAATCGCACAAGCTGCTTGGGCAATATTTTGAGAACGGCGATATGGTCTGCTTGAAGGTCATTGATGCCAAGGAAAAAAAGCCGCTGTTTGGCGGTCTGGCTTGCATTACGGACTATTCCTTGGAAGCTCCGTATGATGACAGCATGACCTATTCTTTGAGCTTTTCTGGCAACGGGGCTTTAACAGACTTAACAAATCTCTCCACGGAAGATGCCGCAAAGGTAACGGATATGCCGGAAGATTTGACAACAGAATAAGGAGGAGCTTATGCAAACCTATTTTATCAAAGATAAAGAATACCACTTGCATTATACCATTGGCAGAATGGAGCAGTTGGAAAAGATACTTGGAAATGCCATTACTGGCGTGATGGTTTCCATCACAAATGGAAAATATCCAACGATTTCGGAGCTTTGCACGCTGTTTGCTTACGGCTTGTCAGATGACCGAGGGGATTATGCCCCTATCAAGAAGGCTCTGGAATTTGCTCAGCAGCAGGTACAGGATGTTGGATATGGTACACTGTTTACAGCAACGCTGGAACAGATTCAGGAGGACTGCGGTTTTTTATTCCGGTAAGGCTGGTGGAATGGGAATATTTTCCGACCAGTAAAGAAAAGCCTGACCTAGAAGCGGAACAGTTCCGAAAAAGCCAAGATTTCGCTTTTTTTGCGGTACAATTCGGCTATTCCAAAGCAGATTACAACGCCCTGACCGAAACGGAACGGGCGTTGATTTTAAAAGCGTATGAAAACAAAGTCGTAGCAGATACCAACCTTTTGGCAGGTGCGGTTCTAAATGCAGTTTCCAATGCGTTCCGGAAAAAGGGTAAAAAGCCGCAGAAGCTCTGGAAAAAGCAGCCGAAGCATACCAACAAAGAACGACAGCAACAGCTCGTGCAGCAGGTTCTGGAAGCCGATGCAGCACAAGGAACGGCATGGGTAGAAGCGATTTACAAAGCAAACGGGCGGAAACGAAAGAAGGTGTCGTGATTGGAGTTTTATGGTATCGAGGAACGAAAAACCGGAATTCGGTGGATTCAATCCCATCAATTACAATATATCAGTGCAGAACAGCCTTATGCAGAAGCGAACGTTGGCATCTACACTGGAAGAACCAATGGTGGCTATGGATTGGGGCTATATTGGACGGATTTTTCTGCCACTGCCCCAGAAGTAGAAACATTTACCGTAGATATTCCAGGGCGAAACGGGTTACTGGATTATTCTGAAGCTTTGACTGGCTCTCCGGTTTACAAGAATGCAACGCTATCTGCAACATTTGTGGCAGCTTGTACGATGGCAGAATGGCACAAGCTCTATCAAAACGTCCGGCAAGAGTTGCACGGGCAAGTTTGTACCATTGTTGCAGACAGCAATTCCAGCTATGCCTATCGTGGACGCTGCACCGTAGATTCCACCATGGAAGATGCCAAGCATGCTGTTTTCACCATTTCCGCCGATATAGAGCCGTATTGCTATGATAATTTTCCATTGCAAAAGGGATTCCTTTGGGATGCGACCGATTTTTCCGGAAGCCTTCCGGATGCACTGACACTGAGCGAATCTGGAGAAATTACAGAAACACTGTATGCTCCGAATGGCAGGGCTGGTGGACTTTATGGAGAGGTTACAGTCATTGCAGAATTTCCTTGCACGGTAACCATCAACGAAACTTCTCAAGAAATCGAAGAAGCAAACGGGAAAACGGTGTTTTCTATCAGCTCTTATTTACAGCACAACAGCAGCGTTACGGTTACAATCACCGGAGGCACTGCCAGAAGCCAAATTGCAATTCTATGCAGATGCAGGAGGTTGTTATAATGTATACAGCCTATTACTTTCCATTTGAAAATTGCAGTGGCGGAATTATTCCAAGATTGCCACTGTTTGACCCGAAAAATGGCTATTTTCTGAAAGATGCGGTTTTGAAAACGAGTGCAACAAAAGCAGGCGAATTTACT